AGATGGAGCAATACGCTTTGATACTTTGAATGAGACATTGCAATACTTACCAGAAGTGGGTACAACGGCACTTGATGGCGCGGTGATAATGCCAGCCAAAGATGATGCTGTTCCTGGAGTCACCGATTGGTCATACGATTTTTCAAAGTATCGCTGAGCCGCCGCTAACTCCCCCTGAAGTGTGCCAGTAGCGGTGGTGAATGGAGTTGCTACGGAACCTGCTTCTAGTTGAACGCCCCAAATGTCCGTAGTAACTGCTGTATTTATAGGGATATTGAACTCAACAAGAACAGAAGAGCCAGTTCCAATAGTTTTTCCTGTAAGGCTTGGGAAAGTTGCTGAAGCACTATACCGAACCCACGATGTTGTAATCGCTTGGTTTGAGAATAGGGTTGCAGCGAGAACGCGAGATGAACCACCTGAGCCAAAATCTTGGCTGATTGTGACGGATGGAAGGTTAGTTGCAGAGGACATCTTCATCCAAAAACTGAATGTGAATGTTTGTCCCGCAAGGGTTTGGACATCTTCAATCTTGGAGTCAATCGCCTGATAAGTTGCTCCTGTGCCAGCAACAGTTTGTGCAATTCGTAAGAAGTATTTTCCTTCATAACCTGCAACTGGTGCTGCTCCTGGAGTAAATGCTTGTTGAGATACGGTTACAGTTTTTCCGCTGCCATTGCCAAAGTAATTGAATCGGTCAGCAAGAAAATTTGTATCCGTTGGGTTTGAAAAAGATGTACCACGCTGCCAGATACCAAAATCACCATTGATAATCTTGTTCTTGCCAGCGGTGAATGTAGGCCCTGCCCAAGCCATACCAGTAGCCGATGCAGAGTTGGCAACGAGTGTTGTGCCGTCTGCGCCTGGAGCTAATTGCTTGTTAATAGAATAAGCAAGAGAATTCCAAGCTGTTGTACCGTCACCAATTTTAGTCTTGCCTGTGTCGGTTTCATAACCTTGCTCGCCAGCAGCAAGAACTGTATTAGCTGTAGTCCACGCAGAAGCTGTACCGCGTCGCAGCTGTATTTGACTTGTCATTAAGGAGTGCCTCCGTCTATTACTGTTATATTACCGAAAACCAACCAGGAAGTCCCATTGTAGACCCTGTAACTATTGTCCGAGCTGTTGAAATAAGAGTCCCCTACTTTGAGAGTAGGAAGAGTCGGATTTGTGGTAAGTGAAAGGTTATTAACAGGGACAAGGGCTCGAACGCTCACGGTGTACCGCCGTCTACGTTTTGTGGCGAGAGATTTGTGGAAACCGTTGTACGAAGATCGGTGATATTGGCATTGACGATCGAGGTCGTATTAGCTGCAACAGCAACTTTAGCTAAAGCGATTGAATTAGCTGGTGTCGCTGGGACAGAAGGGGTAGCACCTGGAGTACCAGTAATTACGTTAATAACGCAGTTATTAAGAGATCCTGAGTAGTAAGCGTCGTTAATTGTCACGCAGATAAGGTCTATACGGGGATTTGTTGAATCAGCCGTAGTTATTGCAGCTGTAGCAGCTGCGTCGTTATAAACCGTATAAACGCCCATATTTGCCTGGGTAGTGCCTACGATTGAAGCCCAGCCAGTAGCAATTAACACCGACATTCCAGGAGTGCCGTTTTGCGTTACTGCCATTGAATTAGCGCCGATAACGCCAGTTGTAGAAAAGATAGCTTGCATACTGAGGCGATCGTTTTCTGCTGGGTGAGCTGATTGCTGTAACCAGCTAGGGGGTGTGCGTAATGCCATTAGATCTCCTCTTTATGCGTAAGCATTGTGCCATTGTACCGTTAGCTGGGTTACGCCGATAATTGACGACCCAGCAGTGCCTGTAAGATAGAAAGTGTTATTGCCAGGAGTGGCTCCGAACCAGCTAGAAGTGCCTGAGAGAAGATTACGAGCTGGGTTTCCATTAAGCAAAATTGTTTTGTACTGAAGGTTGATTGAAATAACGTCCGTAGATTTCATTGTGTAATTAAAGACCAAAGCTGCGTTAGCCGTGAAAGACCCAAAAACAGGGTTAGTAATTGGGCCGTTAATTGTAATTTGAGGATATGTCGTCGTCGAGCCATTATTAAGGACGTTGATATTTCCAGTCTGAGATCCTCCACCGTAACTTAAAGGGTAAATACGGTTATAGGTACGCCCTGTAATTGCCGTAGGAAGTCCAAAAGCCGTCTGGGTGGTGTAATCATAATAACGAGGGTCTGGGCAGTAGAACTCGTACTGAGCTGTAATCCTGCCGTAGGTATAGTCAGGATCAACCGTAGCCATAGCCCTGCGTACGCGAGCGTTTACATACTGGAAATTATCCCCAGCTGAGAGCTGGAATTGAAGCGGAGAAGTACCACTTTGCTGAGGCTGAAGGGCTGCCTGGAGCAGGTTGTAATTAGCCTGGGCGCTGAGACCGTTGCCAGACATAATCTGAATAGTCATAATCACGGTACGAGCATTGAGGAAATCTCGACCGCTGATCGTGCCGTCCTGGTACCCACGATCTGAGTCCTGTACACGAAGGCTAGGAAGGGCTTTTAAGCCGTCTACAGAGAGGATCTGGTATGGAGAGCTGGCTCCACCGAATACGAAGCCGTTAAAGGCAAAAGAATAGGGATTTAGGGAGGTTACAGTGCTCATAGGGTAGCCATTCCGTATTTAGTTGCCCCTACTATAGCGTCAGCTACAGCTTGAGGATCAGGGGTGCCTGTAATGTGATTAGTAACGCTTACGCTTACTCCAACACCCAGCTTACGATCTATCTGTGCGTCTGTAAGCCCCAAAGAAGCTGCTGAAGCCGTACCGCCAGTTGATTTTGCTAATACTTTTTGGCTATCTGCAAGCCCTAAAGAAGCTGCTGAAGCCATACCGCCAGTTGAACTTGAGCCTATGCCTGAAACCGTACCACCCAGGCTTTTAATCTTTGTAGCTGTGGCGTCGATCTTTGCCATAAGCGCCGTAAGCTGCTTATCAGTGCTATCCGAAATAGCTTTGATGGATTTATCGTAAGAATCTTGAACTGATATTAGCGAAGCGTCTAAAGTGCGCTGGGCCGTAGCCATAGCGTCCTTCATAGTTTGATCTGCTTTAGCTTGAGCTTCTGTTAGTTTTAATTGAGTTTTAGCAAGCGTGTTTGTAAGCGTCAGTTCAGCTGCAGCTGTGGCTTTTGTGTGAGCGTCAGTAGCTGTTTCAAGAGCTGCCTGGTAGCTAGCATTTTCCTTAGCCAAAGAATCTCGAAGATTAGCGCTATTTTTAGCCAAAGAGTTTTTAACTTCGACAGCTACTTGAGCGTATTGCTCAGCCATAGCTAAGGTAGCAAAGTGCGTACCGTCGTTCATAGTGGCAGCTAGTTGATCTAAGCCGTTTTGAGATACCGAGTCGATCTGACTGTAAAGGGACTTGATTTGGGAAGCTGTTTCAGGCGTGGCGCTTAATACCGCCTTAGCCATTTGATCGCCCACTTCTGGGCCTTTAGCGATTACTTGGTTGATAAACGACTGTGAGTAACCTTGAGCTGAGAGGTTTCCAGCGTCTTTCTGGAGTTCAAGGATCTTGTCGAGTTGAGTCTTGAGTGAGTTAGCTAAGCCAGCACCAGTAGATCCACCAGTTGTAAATAAGGTACCGAGGTCGATCTTTGTAGCGCTATTCCAAGCGTTAGTCATAACGTCGATTGACTGCTGGATTATCGACTTACGCTTATCCACGCCTTGCTGCTCGATCTGGGTAGCCGTATCAGCTGCTTTTTGTTGAAGGTCAGCGACTTTTGTGTTGTAGCCGTCTAGTAAGTCAATTTTCTTCTGAGCATAATCGGCGTCGATCTGGACAATTTTCTCGTCGTGAGCTTGATGGGCTGCAGCTACAGAATCGTCGAAAGCTTGCTGTGCAGACGCGTAAGCTTCTTCGTGACGTCGAGTTATGTCGTCTACCGCATTGTTGTAAGTTTCTAAAGCTGCAGCCTTTTTATCGTCTCTAGCTTGAGCAGCTGCGTCCATCTTATCTTGACGGTCTTTAAGAGCCGTCTCATAATCAGTCTGAAGTTTTGTCATTTCAGTCTGAGCTTTTTCAAGAGCAGCAGCTTGTTTTGCAGCAGCAGCAGCAGCCCTAGCAGCTCCCTTGTCAATATTGCCACCTGGGGCAAGACCAGTAATATCAACAGAGTCGCCTGAAGCGTGACCGCCAGCTGTGGCTAACGCGTTTTTAATGTCAGGGAACTTAATGTTGATTTTTTTATTAGATAGATTTTCCATTTTGTCTGCAAAATGATCTACGCTGTCGGCAGCTTTACCTAAATCTGCAGGGACGGCCTTAAATAGATCTAAAGCTGCTTTGGCATATTTACCCACACCAGGTAAGTGAGATAACGCCTCAAGTAATAGTTTTACAGGCAGGAGCACTGTATTTTCAAGAAACTTAGCCCATTCTCCAAGAGCTCGAATAACAAAGGCAACAGCGTGAATGATTAACTGAAGGCCACCGACAATACCTTTACGGACGACCTCAAAATGATTCCAAAGGTAAAGAAAACCTGCAGCTACAAGAGCTACGGCTGCAATAACCAATACGATTTCCGCATTGGCAGCTAACCAGGCAACAGCTTGAGCATAAAGCTGGCGGGTTAAGTTGATTACAACTGCCGTGAGGACGGTCCCCACTACGAAAGCTATAGCCTCCATAGCTGCTTTATGTTCAGAGAGCCACTTTATAGCTCCGATAAACCAGCCTTCAAGCTTTGTCAAAATTGGAAGAAGAAGGTTTCCGATCTTTTCTTTGAGATCCTCGCTCTGAACGCCGATAATCTGCATTTTGCCAGCGTAAGTCTGAGCGTAGGCTGCAGCTTGACCGCCAATTTTTCCGTTTAATTGGTCAAAAGCTTTAGCAATAGCTTGATTTTTAGGAAGGTGAGTATCTAGCGTAATGCCGAACTCACGGAAAGCTCGCATAGCGCCAGTCGTACCGCGTGTAAGGGTAGACGCAGCCTCGGCAAGATTCATATGTTTTAAGCGAGCGTAATCGGCAGCTACACCCATTAAGCGCTGGGACTCAGTGACTGATCCAGTCGCCGTAATCATTTTTGTAAAGGCAGCTCGTGTGTCATTAGCCTTAAATCCGAGATTACCCATAGCCTCGGTAGACTTCATAATAGCTTCACGGTTAGCGTCGGTATTAACCTTTGCATTATTCATAGCCGTACCAAGAGCAGCTACCGTGACTTGAGCTTCTTCAGCTGCTTTTACTGACTCTTTAAGAAAACCCTCAAAATCCGAAAGACCTTTTTGTATAGCTGAGCTAGCAAAGGTGCCGAGCATAACGGTCTTGAGCCCAGTGAACTTTGAGCCAGCTCCTTCAGCTGCAGCTGAAATATTTTTAATGCTGGCTGTAGCTTGATTTACACCAGTCTGGACGCCAGAGGTTTCAAGATTGACGGTGATATTTAGTGGAGGAATCTCGCCTGCCATCTTCTATCCCCCCAAAGGTCTAAACGAATACGCCAGAATCTGACTGATCTGCCCTGACGTGACCAGTCCAGTGAGCGCAGGCTCCATATATGGGTATTTTACCCCACTTGACCAGCGAGGGTTTCCTAATTCGAGTGCGCGAGCATAGATAGCGCCAGCTCCGACTTCAGCTGTATAGCTACCAAAACCTTTACGACTAGAGCTGTATGTCATAGAAGTAAGAAGATTTCCCGTACCTCTGTTAGGGCCTCGACCGTCGCCTGGAGAAATATGCGGGTTGTATTTGTAATACTGATTTCCATTACGAGCTGTTACGCGGACTGGAGGATTAGAAGCTGAGTCAGCGTTTTTCTTTGCGTTGATATAAACCTGTCGAGCAATAAGACCCATAGCTGCTTCAGCAGCCTGGTCGAAGCGAGCGAGCCAGCGCTGCATACCAGCCTGAAACTCAGCAAAGTTATTGCTCACTGTCTCGCTTTCTCGATCTGCTCATTTCTTACTTCGTCTAGGGTATCAGCGATCGCTAGTAGCCAGTCGGCACGATTAGCTGGTAAATCGTCTACCTGGCTAGGAGTCCAGCCGAACCGTTCAGCGAACTTAAAGTAAGCCCATTCCTCGTCTGGATAATCCAGATCTGGGTGACGTTGAAAGCCTAGAAGCGCTGTTTTTAAGCGTTTGAGCTTTCTGTAGTCGCTTTTGGGTCTGCCTCATTCTTTTCATTCTTAGCAAGAGTAGGAAAGAGGATCGAGCTAATATCTTCAGAAGCTTTGACCAAAGCGTCGTAATCAGCGATCTCAAGCTCTTCAAGAGAGTCTGACTTAACTGAAGGGATCAGAAGGTCAAAAGACCAGTCCTCGACGATTGTGGCAATTAGAGCTTCACTGAACGCTAAGCCTTTAGCAATTTCGCCTGTGAGTCCGTCGCCAGCCTTGATAACACGGTTACGATCTTTAACGCGTAGACCAGATGGATCTTTAATAGTAACTGTAGCTCCAGAGGGGAGCGTGATCTTTGTGCTTGCCATTTTTGCCTCCTAATAGGTTGCACTTATCTTAGGGCATAAAAGCCGAGTAGGGGAATCAACGGCGAGGCAAATCAGCCGTGACCCCCCTACTCGATATTAGGGTTTAGAGATAAGCAGTGTTAGTAGCGTTTTTGATAACCCACTTAATAGGTGAGTATCCGACGGTACCTGAGTCTGTGAGATTACCCTGAGCGTTAATGTCTACTGTGATTTCGACATATTCCTTAGAGCGTTCGATCATAGCTGCTGTGTAAGCGCCCTTTGTAACGGTCGCCTGGATCTGAGTAGCTGCAGCGCCTGTTCCCTGTGACCAGTTAAAGACCAAAGCTGGCTGAGTGTTGGTGAGGTAGTTAGTGAGCTGTGTGTCAGCTTCCATAAGGAAAGTGACCTTGCCTGTAACTTCAAGAGCTCCTACGAATACCTGGTAAGGGTTTTGGGTATTGCCGATACCAAAGATAGGTGTGACTGGACGCTTTATATCAAGGTTTCCAGTGACAGCGTTTGAGACTGTTGAGCCAGCTACTGAAACTGTGCCGTACCAGACAGGAGTAGGTAGGACTGTTGAGAAGCTAGGGGTAGGTGTTGAGGCTGTAGTTGAGAGCCAGCCTGTTCCCTTTGCGTCGTACTCGAGTAGACCTTCAGAGGTGAACTTGAGTGAGAAATCGTGGAATTGGATACCAGCGTAAGCGCGTACGTTGGCTGCGTAAAAATCAGTCAGTGTGTAAGCAGCTGGCTGAGCATCTGCAGCTGTAGCTGTAGCGTTTTTTAGGCTAAGTGTGTGAGTGTATGGAGCGCTTGAACCTGTGAGAACGTCCTCACCGAGAACGCCTGCAATAGGAAAACCGATTGTGTCAGCGAAAGCTGCTCCACCAAAATCAAAGGTAGAGTTACCGCGACCCTGGATATAGTTGTAATTCTTAACGAGTGATCCGCGTAGGCCTTCATCATAAAGTGAGCCGTACTTATCGACTGGCTTGAGGCTAGTTGCAAGGACAGGGATAAAGGTAGTCGGTGCGACTGGTGTTCCCTTAGTTGTCTCTTTAGCAATTCCTACATACGAACGGTGGGTATTTTGTACTGACACTTATTCACGCTCCTGCTGTTGAGT